GAGAACGAATACCTTCCGAAGATTGGACGGTGTGCGCTCACAGCAATATCAGTTGACTACGCTCCCAACTCCGTCTGGAGTTCTTTTGTTGACAACTCTCCTACAGCCATAACATTCTCGTTGCAGTTCACCGAGATGGGTCTGCTCACACGCGAAGCAGTAGATAAGGGCTTCTAATGTCATACTTCTCAAAATTTCCTCTTGTAAAGTATCCCATCAAAGACGGGGCTGTGTTTCGTGTTGTGTTTGCTCGTAATCTGTTAAGAAGAATTGCTCTTAGTGAAGACATGAAGAGCAGTGATTCTGCATTTTTAGAATACGACATCAAGGACGGCGAACGACCGGAGCAGATTGCAGAAAAGGTTTATGGTGATCCAACTTTTCACTGGATCATTCTCCTGACGAACGATGTGATTGATCCGTATCACGGCTGGTACAAATCTTCTAGTGCTATGGAGGAATTCATTCAGAAGAAGCACTCAGGATACTCTGTGTTCTTCACTGATCCAACAGACAACTTCATGTATCGTTCTCCCATCGGTGCTGGCTCAACTCTTTCACAGAACACAGCACAATCTAGAATCAAGGAGTATCAACCAAATCTCTGTAAACTGTTGGTTGAAGGCTCGGGATTTGTAGCAGGGGCTGCTACCGTGACTGTTTCGGGAGGAACCGCATACAGCGTAAAGATTCACAGAATAGATCAATCGTTTTCGTCCGTGCATCATTTTGAGTCTACTCGTCCAACCACAGACAACAGTGCAAACGAAGCAGTTACGCTTGATCCCCTGAGCCAGCAGACATCAAGTTATTCTGTTGTTGGTGGTGTTGTGGGTGCTACACAAGACGAATATCCGTCTAACACACAGGGAATTGGTTATGTCGGTACCGGTGTGGTATCTATGTGGGAAACCTATATTGGTCGCTATATGGGCATATCTGGTAGTCAAGTGAACACTTATGCTGTCAGTAACTATCTGTATGAGATGAACGAAAACGAGAAGAAACGAACAATCAAGATTCTTCACCCTCGTTTCAAGCGCGAAGCAGTTCAAGAACTTGAATCCTTGTTGAGGGTGTAACATGGCTGATTCTGTTGGACACGGTAATGAAGCACTGAAGGCAGGCGACTACAAACTAGAACGCTTTGTTCTTTATTCTTTGGTCAACGGCAGCGAGATAGAACTTAACAACCTGTATCGTTATATTGAAATCTATGAAGACATATTCTCTCCATATATTTCTGCCAAACTGCACATTGAAGACGCGATGAATTTTCCCGAGCGACTTCCCATCACAGGACAGGAAAAGGTGGAGATTGAGTTTCGTTCGGACATTAACAGCATGGAACCCGTGAAACTTGTCTTTCGCGTCTATAAACTAGACAGTCAGAGGATAAGCGAAACAGGAAAGACGCAGCAGTATGTGCTGCATCTGATGAGTGAGGGGGGATATTTCAACTTCTCACAGATATGCGGATACGCATTGAGCGGATCGGTATCTGAAATGGTTAAAAGCATACTATACAAACACTTCCCCGATTCGGTTTGGAAAGACAAACTTGATATAGAGAACACAGCAGACAACTATTCTTTTGTGTTGCCTGCCAGTTACACTCCGTTTCGTGCCATAGACTGGCTTTGCGGAAAGGCATATTCAAAGACTGGACTTGAATACAGTCCGTATCTTTTTTACGAATCCATAGACGGTCACCGCTTCAAGAGTCTGTCTAAAATCATAGAGGACGGATCTGCGAACACGATTCGTTATGAATATACACAAGGCAATATGCCTGTGCTTGAAGGACAGAAGGAAAACTTGGGATTTCAAAGCGTGTTGCCGAGCAGATATCACAAGGTTCAGAAACTAGAAGAGTTGTCTCGGTTTGATGCTGCTTCAAACATAATGAACGGGATCGTTTCTTCACACCTAACGGTTCACGATCTGGTGCGTAAAGAACACAGAGAACATGAGTTCTATGAGAGCGATGTGTTTGATTCCACCCGTAAACTTGGAAATGAGCCGCACTTCAGGGCAAACGATCCCGAAGAAGCGCGTGTGTTGTCTAGGGGGACTTCGTATTTCTACCTGCCGTCAACTCCCTATACGGTATACGATGGGGCAAATTCTATTTTAGACAACCACCAAGTAGAGTCGCTGTATCAAAAGCGCAAATACCACATGAACTCATTTCTTACACAGAAACTAGTCATACAGGTGTTTGGAGACAGCAGGCGGCGGGTGGGAGACATTATTGATCTTGGTGTGTTCAAGCCACAGAGCGATGTCACAGCACTAGACGACAAACAAGACAAAAATCTCAGTGGTCAATACATGATTACAAGCATTAAACACAGTCTTGCGGGATCGTATAGTTGCAAATATGAACTATCTCGGAACGGAATGGGGGTCTGATGAGAGGCTTTTTAGGAAAAGAAGGATTTGTGTGGTGGCACGGGGTGGTGGAAGACACTGCCGATCCGCTGTTGATTGGCAGATGCCGAGTCCGTGTGTTTGGATTCCACTCAGCAGACAAGACCGAACTTCCTACTGAAGCACTGCCGTGGGCATATCCCATGCAGCCCCTTACCAGTGCTGCTCTTTCAGGAATTGGAACTTCTCCCACGGGGCTTCTTGTTGGTTCCCATGTGTTTGGATTTTTCCGTGACGGAGAAGAAGCACAAGACCCTGTGATGATTGGTTCGTTTGGCGGCATTCCGATGACTGCTGCGGACACAAACAAAGGCTTCAATGATCCTAGCGGCAAGTATCCTGCCACCGATGCGGGTGTTGAGGAAAAGAAATTTCCTATGGGCGTATCTGTTGTTGGAGAGCAAGACACCAATCGCCTTGCCCGAAACAACGACGAGAATCAGATGCGCGGAGCAAATGCAGCGTATCGTGCGTCTACCACGGATCGTGCGGTTCAAAGCACACCCAACATGGCAGGAAAGTCCCGATGGAGCGAACCCTTCACTCCCTATGCTGCCGCCTATCCAAAAAATCATGTTCGTTACACCGAAAGCGGACATATAGAAGAATACGACGACACACCAGGGAAAGAGCGCATTCACCAATACCACAACTCTGGCACTTTTTGTGAAGTGGCAAACGGTTGGGAGCGAGCGGTAGACGGAAGCATTATCAATCCTGATGGAACCCGAGTTCAGAGAATTGTGGGAAACGATTACGAAATAATTCACGGAAACAAGAAGGTTCACATCAAGGGCGGACAGGGTTTGAATTTGGTTATTGATGGTGCAGTCAATATCACCATAAACGGTGGCGGAAACATAGAAATCAACGGCAACACTAATGTGCTGGCTAACAATGATGTAAACCTTCAGATTGAAGGAACTCTGAAGGCATCAGGAAAGACTATTGAGTTCTATGCGGACGGGGACATTGGCTTCTCTGGCAAAACTATTTCCTTTATTACTGATAATTCAGTCATGGTTATGCAGCAAGGCAAGCGCATAGAGGTGAACTCTGGTGAGCCTGTGCTTAATCCGAAGCGCGTAAATGTCAAAGGAGGCGGGGGATGACCAATCCAATGGACTACAAGGGCAGACACCGTAAATATGTGCCAGGCACATCGGAATATGTCGTGTATTACTATGGAGATTTGGTTGAGCGAAACGGGGTTTCATATGTTTGTGCTGTTCCACAGACTTCTGGATATCTGCCCGAAGAAGCGGAGTCTGGATTTATCATAGTAGGAGATGGTGTTGGTGCAGGAGTCACGCTTGGAGACATAGACGGAGGAACTTACAATGCCTAGTTTTGGCGTTTGCCGTGCGAACATAGATACCGCTGGAGGAATGATCCTTGTAGGAAATCCTTCATTTTTTGTTGATGGATTTGCCGTTGCGGTTCAGGGAAATCCGGTAAAGGATCACGGGATCAATGAACACAATAATGCAGTAATGGAGCAGGGAAATGCAAATTTCGTTGTTGGTGGGATTCCTGTTTGCACAACTGCCAGTCAAGCAAGTTGTGGACACAAGCCCACTGGGTCAGGAACTTTTTTCATAGGTTGATTTATGGCTGAACAAACACCATGTCCATGCAAGCAAAAAGTGTCTGAAGGCGAAAAGGGCATTCTTAATTTTGGATTGAGCAACGAAATGCTCAAGAATCCAAATGCCGCAGCCATTGGTGCTGTTCGTCAGTTGGGCGGACGGAATGGTGGTCGCCTTGCAGCGATGATTGAACAGGCAGGCGGCGGAGGTGTACCAGGACAATTGCCTTCTCCACTGGTACAAGCACTTCCTTCTCTTCAGCGTGGAAAAAATGGAATAGATCAGATGTCTACTCTCGTAGACGGGTTTGCAGCGGAATCCGAGCGTCTGTCTACTCCTCAAGGGCTGCTGTCCACCATAAGCAGTCTGAGCCTGTTTGGGGAATTGAGTTGTGCTCTTGGAATTGAGGGGCTAGACATTGGCGTGGGATTGAATGTGGTGAACCAAAACGGTCAATTTGCCATACAGGGAGCAGTTGCCGCAAATATTGATCTAGAGAAGGTACTGAACAATTTTGACGGAAAGTCGGGAACCGATCTAGCCAACGCTGTTCAGGAACTACAGGCAGGATTGGATTCTGCGTTTGCCAAACTAGACGAAGTGAATGGCAAAATAAACGAGTTGATGGATCAAGCCGCTGCCATACAGAACGCTGCGGCAGACTTTATTCAAAAATACACAGACATTAGTGCCCTTGCCAGTTTGGTGGATCTAGCCAACAACGATCCGTGCTTCAAACTAGGCAGCACAGTAAACGGTAGTTTGGTAAGCCCACAATTTATTAATACTGTCCGTGGAGGCTCACCCACAGGGTTCGGATCAGGAGGTTTCCGATGATGGCATCCACAGCAGTAACATTCAAAGACTTCTTTCTCATGTCTGGCGAAGCCGTTGGAATATTTGTAATTGGATTGATCGTGGGAATAGTGGGTGTGATACGCAATCAAAAATTCAAACCAAAGTGGTCACCCTCAACGGAGCGCAGATTTGTGGAGCAACACAGCCAAATTCACGAACTGCTCACAGAGATGCGTGTAACTGTTCGTGCGTGCAGATGCTTGGTTTTTCAACTCCACAATGGCGGATCATTCGCTGACGGCACATCCATAAAGCGGTTTTCTGTCACACACGAGTCTTGTGACACAACAATTCCTAGTATTCTGTTGGATTCGCAGGATGTTCTGCTTACCCGATACATGGATATGGTTGCGGTCATGGACACGCAGTCGTCGCGGATCATCAAAACAGATTCGCTGTCCCCGTCCGCTTTTCGTTCGGGGCTTGAGATAAATAATGTCGAGTATTTCACGGTTACTCCACTGAAGTGCTTGGACGGAATTACTCCGCTTGGTTTTGTGTTCTGTCATTGGTGTTCGGCTGAACCCCTTGACGCGATAGAGAAAGAAGGCATCTCACAGGACAAGTTGGAGCAACTGATATCTGAAACCGCTCACGAAATAAACACGCATTTGGCATACAACGCAGGGAAAAAGTAATGGCTCTACGAGCAGCAGGGAACGGAACACCAGTATTCACGGACATTGATCCAAACTTCACGCGTAGCGCGAAGACGGGCGATCTGTTGACCCTGCGGGACGATAGTGCAATACGAACATCTCTCCGAAATCTGCTGTCCACTGCTTTTGGGGAGCGGCTGTTTCAGCCCACCATCGGCGGGTCGCTGCGTCCTCTCCTGTTTGAACCCATCGACTCCATTACAACAATGGAAATTCGAGATCGGGTTTTGAATACCATTCTCAACCACGAACCCCGTGTTTCAAATGTGCTCGTTGATGTGGTTGCTCTTCCAGACGAAAATCAATACACGGTAAGTGTTGAATATGCAGTTGTTGCTGTGGGCAGGACAGACAGAGTTGCGGTTGTATTAGAAAGGCTCCGCTGATGGCTAACAACAGTTTCAACATTGTAGGACTGGATTTTGATGACGCAAAGGCTTCTTTGAAGGCGTATTTGCAGTCACAGGACACCCTCAAGGACTACAATTTTGATGGGTCTGTTCTCAGCACTGTGCTGGATGTGCTTGCCTACAACACCCACTATCAGGCATTCTATGCCAATATGGTGGCTAACGAAATGTTCCTTGACAGTGCCGTTCTTCGTCCGTCTGTTGTTTCCCATGCAAAGGCACTGGGATATGTTCCTTCTTCTCGTCGCGCTTCCAAGGCAGTTCTTGGAGCGTCCGCAGCAGGGGCATCCGAAAGCACTTACTTGGCGCGTGGCACGGAGTTCATCGGTACGAATGATGCGGGAACGCAGTATCGGTTTGTTTTGCTTGATACGGTTTATGCTAATGCTGCAAAACAGTCGTTCGAGAACATGAGTGTCTATGAAGGCACTCTGCGTCGAATGAGTTATGTGTATGACCCTTCGAAGAAGATCAGTTCTGTCCTGCTGATTCCAAACGACAAGATTGACACAAACAC